AGCTGTTCCACAAAAAACTTTGCCAACTGACTGGTCGATAATCGGTGTTTCGCAAGGAATGTGGGTATTTGGTTTAACATCGACATTTGATAACAAATATACATTTATACACCTACAATCTTAAGGCATGAATTGAAAACACAACTACTTTGCACATTCGCACATAGATCAGACTTAAACATAGTCACAGAATATATACAAACAAACTACGAGATTCCAGAACAAAGAATCTTTGTATTCAGTAACGCAGAAGTTGCTGATAATTTATATTGCACCTACAATGCAAACGACTCGGGCCGAAGAGGACAGAATACAATAAGCATACATCGCAAGAAAGAAACTAATACCTTATACACCGTTAATGCACTTAATGAGGTTATAAAGGCGGTTAATAACGGCGTATTAGATAAGACTTATCAATTAGATTGGGCAATATATCAAAATTCATTTATTCTAACAGATGATGCAGGATACAGAGTTATTGATTTATTGTTTTTCAAGAAAATTTCATGGTAATGATATTTATATATAGTAAGGATTAAATATGAAAACAGAAAATATCTTATCAGAAAATATGCGTCGTTTTGGTACTAAGAATATCAATGAAGTTGATACATATGTAGCTTCAACACAAGGCCCATTCAATGAAAAAGAAATTAAAATATATCAACATATATTAAGTGCAATAGAAACATGTATTCCAAATGTTCCGATGGATGCAATTGATGATTTTACTGATAACACTGATTCACAATATTATACAGCTGAATTTAAAAAAATTATAGACGCTGTACAAAAACTAGCAACTCAAATTGAATCAGAGATGCATCAAGATTAATATCTTACAAAATTACAAAAAACTTAACAATTAACTTTGAATTACCGCATTAATTATTTATATTATAATTAATATTTTATATTTTTATTAACAACTTAACAAAGGAAGTACTTATGGCACTTAACTTAGATGCAATTAAGGCAAAACTGAATCAGTTAAATAAAGCTGATGACAAAAAACAAAATTTGTGGAAACCTGAATCAGGCAAAACAAGAATCCGAATCGTACCTTACGTACACAGAAAAGACAATCCATTCTTAGAATTGTATTTTCATTATGACATTGCAAAACGTTCAATGTTATCTCCAATTACATTTGGCAACGCAGATCCAATTGTTGATTTCGCAGACAAACTTAAAAGAACTGGCGACAAAGATGAATGGTTAATGGGTCGTAAAATCGAACCTAAAATGAGAACATATGTTCCTGTAATCGTTCGTGGAAAAGAAGCAGAAGGAGTTAAGTTCTGGGGATTCGGAAAACAAATCTACACAGAATTATTATCAATCATTTCAGATCCTGACTATGGCGACATTACGGATTTAATGAATGGACGTGATATTGACGTAGAATTCACTCCTGCAGAAGGAGCAAATTTCCCAAAAACATCAATCCGTGTTAAACCTAACACACAACCAGCAACTGAAGATAAAGCAATTGCTGAGAAAATTATGAATCAGCCAGAAATCACTGATTTATTCCCTGAACCAACTTATGAAGAGCTTGAAAAAGCGTTAGAAGATTGGTTGAATCCAGAAACTGCAGATGCAGATGTTGCACCTCAATCAGCTCCTGTTGCAGAATCGACAGATGAAGACGATGAAGAAGAAGCACCAGCTAAAAAAGCAGCAGGTAAACCAATTGCAGGTAAAGTAGAAGACGTTGCATCAGCATTTAACGACTTATTCAAGTAAGGAGTAAGAAATGGCAAAGAGCAAAAGTAAGTCAGAACTGGAAGACAGTTTAGCAAACACCCTTGCGGATAGCATTAATAAGCAGTTTAAAGGGTCAGCGCTTAAAACAGCATTCTTTCTAGCAGGAGATGCTGATTCTCCTAGCAATGTAACAGATTGGATTTCGACAGGTTCAGATACGCTCGATTTAGCAATTTCTAATCGACCGAACGGAGGATTCCCAGTAGGTCGAATTACCGAAATTACGGGATTAGAAGCTTCTGGGAAGTCATTGTTAGCATCACACGCATTAGCAGAAACACAGAAAAAAGGCGGTCTAGCAGTATATATTGATACTGAGTCAGCAACTAGTTCTGAGTTCTTAGAAGCAATTGGTGTTGATTTGAAAACCATGTTGTATGTGCCGTTAGAAACAATTGAAGAAATATTTGAAACTATTGAAACAATTGTTGAAGGAGTCCGCAAGTCAAATAAAGATCGTTTAGTTACAATTGTAGTAGATTCAGTAATGGGTGCTTCAACTAAAATTGAAATGGCCGCTGAATATGACAAAGATGGTTATGCTACAAGTAAATCAATTATCTTGTCAAAAGCAATGCGTAAAGTTACCAATTGGATTGCACGTGAAAATATTTGTTTGATTTTCACAAACCAATTAAGAACTAAATTAGGCGTATCGTTTGGAGACCAATGGACTACCGCAGGCGGTAAAGCAATTCCATTCCACGCATCAGTTCGTCTTCGTCTAAAAAATACCGGAATGATTAAAGCCAAAGTAAATGGCGTTGAGCAAGTGGTAGGAAGTAAGACAGAAGTACAAGTTGTTAAGAATCGTATGGGACCTCCACATCGCAAAGTTAACTATGACATTTATTATGATAGTGGAATCGACAACTACGGCGGTTGGTTAGAAACTATGAAGAAATTTGACTTAGTTAAACAATCAGGAGCATGGTATACATTAGAAGATGTAGATCACGAAACAGGTGAAGTATTTGGTGAGGTTAAATTCCAAAGCAAAGATTTCATGGATAAAGTGATGCAAGATGCAGCAGTAAAAGAACGTTTGTATAAAAGAATATGCGATGCGTATATTTTCAAATATCAAGCAGGAATTGATGGCGGTATCGATGATGTCACAATTACAGAAGAAGTTATGGACGAAGAAGGATAATGAATAAGTATCAACAACTCTTCAAACAGTTACAACAACAAAAATTAGAAGGACCTTCACACGTCGATGACCATATTATGGTTTTTGATGGACTGAATACCTTTATCCGTGCCTTTGGTGCAACCCCATCAACTAACGAAGATGGGGAGCACATCGGCGGGATAACTGGATTTTTATATTCAATTGGTAAAGCAGTACGTGATTTCCAACCTACACGATGTGTAATTGTTTTCGATGGCAGAGGTGGATCTGCACGAAGAAAAAAGATTTATGGTGACTATAAAGGAAACCGTGCAAACAAAACACGTTTGCGTAGACACGATCATCAGCAGTTCGCAACATTAGAAGACGAACAAGAAGCAATGCGTTGGCAATTTAGTCGATTGGTTTCATACTTAGATTATTTACCGGTTACGTTTCTTGCAATCGACGGAATTGAAGCAGATGATACGATTGCATATATTGCCCAAATGTATGAGCCAATTAGCAAGAAAATTACAATTGTTTCTACGGATAGAGATTTCTATCAATTAATAAGTCCTAAGTTACAAGTTTGGTCTCCGATTAAAAAGAAAATGTATGACGAACAAGCTCTTATTGATGAGTTTGGCGTGCATCCAAATAACTATGTTGTTTATAGAACATTTACGGGAGATAATTCTGATAATATTCCTGGAGTTGCAGGTATAGGTCCTAAAACAATTTTAAAAACGTTTCCTGAATTGGAGTTTTCCAAAGAATTCACTTTAGAAGATTTGCAAGCTAAATGCAACAGCAAGATTGCATTAAATGAAACAAAAAATTATCAAAAGGTCTTAGACAATTATGAAACTATTGATAAAAATTATCGTTTAATGAATATCAAGTTATTAAACATTCCAGCTCAAAATTCATCAACAATTCGAGGCATCTTGCAACAACCAATACCTGGATTAAATAAGATTGAATTTCAACGTATGTTCATGGAAGATAAAATGTGGTCGACCATGAAGAATTTACCGGATTGGTTAAACAATACCTGGTTAGCATTAAATGCATTTGCACAACAAACTCATAAATAAAATTTGGGTTTCGACATTATTTTTAATATAATTTTTACATGACAGATAAATTAAGTGAATATGGATGGGGCTTCCAGGTCAAAGTGATAGCCGCAATGTTTACGGATAGATTGTTTTTACAACAAATTGCAGATATTATTCAGCCTGATTATTTTGAATCAGATGCAAATATTTGGTTATTAGAAATAGTATTAGAACATTTTCGCGAATATAAAACACCACCATCGAAAGATGTATTAAAAGTAAAGCTAACAGACTTAAGCAATGACGGACCTGAGTCAATATTAAAAGCTGCAATTCTAGAACAACTCAAAGAAGTGTTCCGATATATGGAATCGGATGACTTGACCTTCGTTAAAGATGCAATCTTAAATTTTTGTAAGAATCAAGAAATTAAACGAGCAATAATGGACTCAGTTGGATTATTGCAACAAGGTAATTATGATCAAATCAAAACAAAGATTGATTCTGCAATGAAAGCAGGAGCTGATACTAATATTGGTTTAGAATATAAAAGCAATATATCAGCCCGATATGATGAAGCTGCTCGACATACGATTACCACAGGGTGGGATGTTATTGATGATTTAATGGATGGTGGACTTGCTCGAGGAGAATTGGGTGTTGTAATGGCACCTGCAGGTATTGGTAAATCTTGGATGCTTATCAATATTGGAGCAAATGCAATTAAGGCAGGACATACAGTTATACATTATACATTAGAGCTTAATGAAAATTATGTAGGACAACGTTATGATTCTGTATTAACAGGAATTAATGCACAGACTTTAAAACACCATCAAGACACTGTGCAAGACAAAATGGATTCACTTAAAGGAGATTTAATTGTTAAATACTTCCCAACAAAATCAGTAGGAGTATTAGGACTTAAAGCTCACTTAGAAAAAACAATGATGCTTGGTAAAAAGCCAGCACTAGTTATTGTGGATTACGGTGATTTGTTGAAGATTAACGCAAAAAAGGACAAGCACGAAGCCTTAGAAGAACTTTACGAAGAGTTACGTGGTATGGCAGGGGAATATGACATTCCAGTATGGACCGCATCACAAGCAGGAAGAAGCGCCTTAGAAGAAGACATTATTGAAGCAGATAAAATTGCTTCATCATATGGTAAAGTAATGGTTGCTGACTTTTTAATGTCACTTTCTAGAAAGGTTGAAGATAAAATGTCAGGAACGGGTAGAGGTCACGTAATTAAGAATCGTTTCGGACCAGATGGTATTACGTTGCCTAGTAAAATTAACACAAACAATGGCCAATTCCAATTCTTTGAACCGCAAACAACTCAGGGTAAACAGACTACACAAGTTATGAAATCCGGAGAGAACATAATGAAGAAAAATTTAGCACAAAAGTTCAAAGATATGGGCGGAAGTTTAGGCTAAACTATATTTATTTAAAATAAGGCTCGGGTAGAAATATCCGACCTTTTTTTGTCTAAGAACAATTTATATTATTAACAACAAGGAGATTACAAACAATGGAGATTTCAAACAAAATTTTGAGTGAAATTACGGTATACATGAAGTATGCCAAGTATCTTCCCGAACTCAATCGAAGAGAAACGTGGGAAGAATTAGTTACGAGAAACAAACAAATGCACATCAAAAAGTATCCGCAATTAACGGATGAAATTGAGCAAGCATACAAGTTTGTGTATGACAAAAAAGTATTACCATCGATGCGTAGTTTGCAATTCGGAGGAAAACCAATTGAAATCTCCCCTAACCGAATTTATAACTGTGCATATTTGCCAATTGACGATCATCGTGCATTTGGTGAAGCCATGTTCTTGTTGTTAGGCGGTACTGGAGTAGGTTACTCAGTGCAAACACATCATGTAGAAAAACTACCTGAAATTCGCAAACCAAATCCAAAGCGTACACG